TGGAGTTACCTAATGGCTTTTGGTTTAGTAAAACATAATAATAATTCTATATCAGCTATAACAAGTGCTGGACAATTAGCACAAGGTAAAATGACTTTGATAAAAGAACAAACTGCTAGTTCAAGTTCTACTGTTTCATTTGTAGATGGAAGTGGTGGAGTAGTTTTAGATAACACATATCCTATTTATAAGTTTGAGTTTATTAATGTACACCCATCAACTTATTCAAGATTTGTTTTTCAAGCAGATGTAAATGGTGGATCAAGTTATAATCAAACAATTACTTCTACAAAATTTAATGCTTATAATCAAGAACACTCAGGTACAAATTCTGGACTTGAATATCAGGCTGGTGGAGATCAGGCACAAGGAACAGATTTTCACAGACTTACAAATACAATCGGTTATGGTGCTGGTTATGCAGATAACGATCAAGCAGTATCAGGTCATTTAACAGTATTTAATCCATCAAGCACCACATTTGTTAAACATTTTATTGCTACTACAAGTCAATTTGATGCTTTTTTTTGTTATAGTATTTATAGTGCTGGATATTTTAACACAACAAGTGCTTTAGATAGATTTCAGTTCAAATTTTCATCAGGAACAATGGATTCAGGCTCCATCAAACTCTATGGAATAAAGGATAGCTAATGTCGATTATAAAATTAAATAATAGAAGTGTTAAAGATGCAACAGCATTTGGAAGCATATCTTCATTAGGAGAATTAACTTTTATATCCAAGCAAACTGCATCATCATCAGCTACTATTAGCTTTACATCAGGAATTGATAGTACCTATAAAGAATATATTTTTTATTTTGTAAATATACACCCATCTAGTGATTCTGCTACTTTTTCATTTAATTTTAGTGTAGATGGTGGTTCAAATTACAATGTAACTAAAACAAGTTCATTTTTCGAAGCATTTCATAGTGAAAATGATGCTATTGCTAATGTTCAATATGCCTCATCACATGATTTAGCACAAAGCACAGATTTTCAAAAAATTACCTCAGGTTTAGGAAGTGATAACGACCAATGCTGTGATGGATTTTTACATTTATTTAACCCTAGTAGCACAACTTTTGTTAAAAATTTTATTGGTACGACAGCATCATACTATGCTGGAGATTATGTTCAACAGGATTTTTTTTCTGGGTATGGTAATACCACTTCAACAGTAAACGCAGTACAATTTAAAATGGCAAGTGGAAACATAGATAGTGGGGATATAATTTTATTTGGTTTAAACTAATTTTAGGATATAAGGAGATATTATGACAAGACATCATTTAATTAATGGAATACAAGTTCCTTTTACTGCTGAAGAAGAAGCACAAAGAGATCAAGAAGAATTAGCCTGGAGTAATGGAGCTAAGGATAGAGCTATTGCTAGATTGAGAGAAAAAAGAAATAGACTATTAGCATCTTCTGATTGGAAAGTAGTAATGGCAAAAGAAAAAGGCACAACTTTATCTGCTGGATGGAAAGCCTGGAGACAAGAGTTAAGAGATCTCCCAGGAACAATTACAGATAGTGATACAGCAGAAACAATTGATGCTAAGGAATTTCCTATAGAGCCATAATACCAATATCAATATCAAACCTAATTTGATATTGATATTTATGAAATTTTTTTTAATTTTACAAATTTGTTCAGTTACATTAGGTCAATGCGAGACACCATATACACCTAATATCATATTTGACCAATTCTATGATTGTGCTAGAACAGGCTATGATTTAGCAAAAGGAACCACCAATAGATTAGGTGATAAATTTGTTAATGAACATAAAATAGTAATTAACTTTAGTTGTAATGAATTTGAGAAAGCATAATGTCAAGAATAAGAAAAAAAGTAAAAAAAGAATTATCCAATGTAGATGACAAGAATGGATTAAGAATATCTTATCATGAAAAAGTTTGTGCTGAGAGAATGAAAACTTTATTTAAAGCAATAGATGAGATGCGAAAAGATATTAGAGAATTAAAATCAGATATGAATAGAGGCAAGGGAGCTGTAGCATTATTAATAGTAATTGGTGGTCTAATAACAGCTTTATTTGGCTATTTTAAACTAAATGGATAACTTGACCAAATAACAAATCATAATAATTTTTTATCATGCAACTTAGTAGACATTTTAAATTAGAAGAATTTACAAAGTCAATGACAGCCACCAGGAAGGGTATAAAGAATGAACCTGGATCTGGTGATATTAAAAATTTAGAAAATCTTTGTTATGAAATCCTGGAGCCGACTAGAGCTCATTTTTCAAAAAGTGTTATTGTGAGCTCAGGTTATAGATCTGAGGAATTATGCGAAGCCATTGGATCTAAAAAAACTTCTCAACATGCTAAAGGACAAGCTGTAGATTTTGAAATACCTGGAGTTCCAAATATTAAAATAGCTTATTGGATTCAAAACAATTGCGATTTTGATCAATTAATTCTGGAGTATTATTCACCAGATGATGGATCTAAAGGATGGGTTCATGTTTCTTACAATGAAAAAGGATCTAACAGAAAACAAGTTTTAACTTATGATGGCAAACAATATACCAATGGTCTCCCAGATATGAAATGGGAGAAGGGAGTTGTAGTAGAATAATATGTGGCTTACACTTGGAAAACTAGCATTTAAAACTGGAGCTGAAATTTATAAAAATAAAAAAAGAGCTCAAGTATTAGAGAGTGAGGCAGAAATAAAACATTTAGAGAGAGCTGTTGCTGGAGAGGTGGAGCTTCAAAAGATTGTTCATAAAAGACAAGAGTCGGATTTTAAGGATGAATTTTGTTTAATTTTACTCAGTTTGCCTTTACTGATTTTGGCATATTCTGTATTTTTTGGTGACCAGGCTTTGCAAGAGAGAGTAGATTATTTCTTTATGAAATTTGAGAACCTTCCACTTTGGTATCAAGGATTAGTTATTGGAGCCTTCAGTACGATACTTGGAGTTAGAGGAGTATCAACATTTAAGAAAAAATAATGGCAAAACGAAAGTTTGATCTAAACAAACTGCCTCATGTAAGGATTCCAAAAAAGACTAGCCAGGCTCCCAAAAGACCCAAAAAGAGCTCCATGAATAAGCATAAGAGAAGATGCTGGAAAGCTAAGAATAGAGGTGGCTCTTAATGGATAGTGTCAAATATTTAGTGCTTTTATTATTATCATTTGAAGGTGAGATGATTAAAGAAAAACTAGAGTTTGAAAGACCAGTTACTGTTTTAGAATGTTCTGAATTTGCTGAAGAACACAGAGATGCAATTGCTGTTCATAAATGGTTTAAAGGTAAAGATATTATGAAATCTGGATATTATCTCAAAGATGGTAGAGGTACTTTCCAAGGTTATATCTGTACCAATTAAATAAATCTGTTATCAATAAAATTATGATTGATAAATTTTTTACTTTTATATTTGGTACATTAGATAAATGGTTATCATGGATTGATAAATGTTTTATTGAAAAACCAAAAAAGAAAAAGAAAAAAAGTAAACCATCACCAGAAGATCTATTCAATGGAGAATAAATGAAAAAGAATGATGATACAATAAGAGTCAGTTCTGAGTCTAAGTTACAACTTCCATTAGCTAATTTAATTGGAATCATTTTAGTTGTTAGTGGAGCAGTGTTCGGTTATGCAAATCTTACTGGCAGAATTTCTGCGTTAGAGACAGCAGATACCTTAATGGAAAGTGATCTTTTAAAAAAAGCACAGCAAGAACCAAAAAACTTAGAAATGTTTATGTTAATTGAACATTTAGCATCTCAGATAGAATCGATAGAAAAAGAGATTGAGGCAAGTAGATATAATAAAGTAAACATAGATCATCTCAAAGAACAAGTAGATAATATAAATAAACAAATAGAAAAACTAAGAAATGGAAATCATTGATGGAAACTATAATAGCTTTATTAATGTTTGTAGGAACTGAACAAAAACTTATAGAGATGACTTACATGCCATCTATTTCAAAATGTTTACAAAAAAAAAGGATTAGCACTAGAAACAGCAATGCTACATTCATGTGTTCTAAATTAAAGGCAGAACTTGATGTTGATAAAAAAATTCTTAGAATTGAAAAAATTAAATAGACTTGCACAAAGGTTAAGAGATGCTAGGCTCAAACCTTATACTACAAGAGTAAGTATGATAGATAAAAAAGAACATGCAAGAATAATACAAGGTTATAAAAATATCATAG